GTCGGACTTGCGCGCATCCTGGAACACCCACACGAGTTCCTTGACAGGGTGGTTCAGCGTGAGATCCAGTCGAGCAGACGAGGTGGTAATCTGCTGCTGACCCGTGTACTGGAGTTGGTCGATCAGATACTCATGACTCTCCTGGGCGAACCGACGGCGTTCATCCACATCCAGATACACATAATCAATGTAGAGTGCCATGTCGCGGAGAGGTTGTAGACGACCTGCCTGGGTGGCGATCGTGCCTGCGCCCGCAGGAGTGCCCGACACCAGGTTGATGGCATCGTTCAGGGTAATGTTGAAGCGAACCTCGTGATACTGGAGAGCAATCAGAGGCAGAGCAAGACCCGGGTTGCGGTTGAACCAGAACTGGAGAGGGATGTAGAGAACATTCGTGCGACCATTGCAAGTTTCGAAACTGGAAGTTGTCCCCCCATACTGTCCACCTACCATCGTGTCCAACTTCATGGAGGTATCGAAATCTGCAGTGAGGGTCTCCCACAGATACAACCACTCACCATAATGACGGTCGATGATCTGACCACCGATCTCGACCTCAATCTGCTGGAGGAGGAGGTAACCGAGACGACGTTGCGCACCACCGGTCCAGTTCACGCTACTACCAACGGTCGTGTCGGGCAGCGTAACCTCTACGTACGTCTTCCAGATAAGGTCGGCGTTGCGGTTGACCACCGCGACGACACGTTGACCATACACGGGGGCACCGGTGAAGTTCACGCGGAATGCCTCAATAGCAAAGTTGGTATGGCGCTTGTAGAGCACCTTCCAGAACGTAATATGCGGATTGCCAGAGAGGTAGGCATCCTGAGCACCATAAGCAACGAGTTGAAGTAGACCACCGCCCATTTGTTTATAACTTCAGTAGGATATATTCTTCTGGGACAAACACAATGGGAAATCCCTTCACACGAAGAGACTCGGACAGGTTGCTCCGGGTATTCGAAGGAGACACCTCCGTAGCAGCAGTTATCAATGTGTTGGAGGAATTCAGCGGGTATGATATGCCCGACGGAGAGCGACTGACTGTGCGGAAGTTAATCAACTCATATCGCATGAACTACCCCGACCTCTCGGTGAAACTTCAGCAATCGGAAATCAATGGGTTGCGCCTTATACTCGAACCCAACCAAGAAGGCGGACGAAATGAGCGCCTGAATCGTCGTCTTACTCGAGCAGAGGCAGATGCGATGCACAATCTCTTGCGGAACGACCGTTCGGCAGCAGCGGCGATTAACGTTGTACAAGACCTTCTGCGGTACGACATCCCGCCAAGTGCGCGTGCGAATCTTCCCATTATCATCAATACGCTACGTGCCCGACATCCTGATTTGTCCTCTCCAATCGGACGAGAGCAGCGCGAGATATTGGAAGAAGTCATTGAACGGGTTTTGTTTTCATTCAACCGAAGAGGCGGATTTCGTCGGCGCAGTCAGACAGCGCGCTTCAATCGCTGCGTGAAGACGGTGAAAAAGTCGATTGTCCCTCGTCCTGATTCCAACAAGGAATCTGCTGCGATTGCGATTTGTACCAAGTCTGTCTTACAGACACGAGGGCGGACACTGAAAAAGTATCGCAAGGGTCGTATTCGCACTCAGAAACTACTCCGTTAGACTTTTGGGACTCAAACGTTCGAGTGCTTCGCGGCACGCCATTTGTTCTGCCTTCTTGCGCGTGGTGCCTACACCGTGTCCAAGTTGGTTTCCTGCTCCATCACAGACTGCGACACGTATTTCATTCTTCTTGTGGTCATTCGAGAGCATCACATACACAGGCGCACAGTTGAACTCGCGCTGACAGAACTTCTGAAAGATTGCCTTGTAGTTGGTGACCGTCGTGACGATTTCTTCGATATCCAGATAGGTTTCCATCACCTTGACGACAAAGGCATAGACAATGTGGAACCGGTTTCCACAATCTGTCCACAGCGCTCCGAGAAATGCTTCAAAGATATCGCCAAGTTTCTGGACATTGGTGCGTCCTGCGATGGCGGGTGATTCTTCGTTGTGACGCGAGATGACATAGAACGCATCGAGACCAATGTGTTTGGAAAGTTCACCAATCCGCTCGTTGTTGACAAGTTCCTTGCGGGCATCCGTCAAGAACCCCTGCTTCTTCTCGGGGTATCGCTTCCGAAGATACGTTGCCACACAGACACCCAACACCGAATCGCCTTCAAACTCCAAACACTCATACGACTCGTTCTGCAGCGGCATCACTCCAGAGGGACATGGTGCGAGTTGCGCCAATCGTCCATCGGGGGTCGTGTATTCCAATCGTCGGACATAGGTTGTGTGTACCATCGCTGTTTGGAAAATCCGAGGGTTCTGAACTCTGTAATGGGGGAGTCCGTGGCGATGAAGAATGCGATGAATATCCTTCTCGTGAAAGAATCGGTTCTTTGCATTGTAGGGAAAGTAAGTGTCCATAGTTGCAATGGGTCTACTCATTGTAAGTTCGTTTTTTCCGTTTAACTATAATTTTCTATGTAAAGACACACATTGATGGTGAAACACTTTCATACTCTTGCTTCGCATGCCCTAGAACTGAATGGATGCCTCTGTCGCCACCTGGTGCGACTTCAGTTTCAGATTGAACCACAAAAGGACATTCAACATGCCCAGCATGTACTGAATGAACTTCAAAGAATGGTTCGAGACCTGCAAGCAGAGTTGAAAACGAATAACAACAAGGACAACACATTCAAACTATAATGGAGATCACTACAGATTACATCGCGTCTCTCCGCAAGAAGGTCTACGATGACCGCGAATCGCAAGAAAAGGAGCGCAAGAAATACATTGATGACTTCTTCGACCATCACATCCCTGATCTAGAACACATTCGCGACATGTTGAAAGAAGCAGTCGAGCAAGATCCAGACATACAAAGGTACAATCTTCATATTCTTACCATCGGTATTCAAGGTCTTCGGGAACTACATATGTGCCGCAATGCTGCGATTGATTACATGCAAAGAGCGTACTTAGAACGATTCAATCCGTTCTTCAAGGTGTATACGCCCTGTGCCAGTGTTCGGTTCCGGATTGTAGACAAAAAATACATCGAGGTGCATCTCGTGTTTAATGCTCCTCCGGCAAGGACTTGAGGTCAAACTGATAATCTTGCCCCACTAACTTATTTTCGTGTTTTCGCACAATCTCATTGAAGACATCCCTTCCGTGCTCGGGTAGGATTTCCTCAAGATACATCTCCAGTTGCTTCTTCGTGAGGTTCCATCCCTTTTTCCAATCACCTGGTTTCTTCATTTGGAAGACCATGCGGGAGTTCGTCAGTTCAATCTTATCAGGAAGTGCGTTGTTGTTCTGGTGGTAGACAGCGGCGAGGTCCAGTTCAATCGTTCGACGCTCATCGCGAAGTTGGGAAGCGCGGGCATTGGTGACATCGAGTTGGTTGACGACTTGGAGGTAGCGAGACACGACAGGCTTGAGTTGGTCCATTCTACTTGGGATGTTGTCTTGTTTAAAAGTATTCGTTTTCAAATAAGAATGTCGTGGTTGGATGAAGAAGCAGTTGCGAATCTACGACGCGTGTACAACAAGGAACATCCGAAAGAACCCAAAATCCCCGAAGGTTCAACCGAGCAGATGTGGAATGCATTGACGCGTCGCCTCCAGGACAAGTGCAAGACAGGTCGCGCTGAGTGTATTGTTGCGTCGCTAATGAACCGCCCGCGCGCACCCAAGGAATGGGCGTTGAATCGCTACGAGTGGTTGTCATCCGATGACATTGATGCCATCGAGAAGAACTACATGGAAGTGTTCCCGGATTACTTTTACGTTGGCACAGTTCCGATTGACTTTGACCTCCAGAATGAAACCAAGCAATGCCTTGTGAGTGCGCTCTGCAACATGAAGATTGGTGAACTCTACAAGAAGGGAAAGCAGAGATTTGGTATTGTCATCAACACCGACCCTCACGATGGACCGGGTCAACATTGGGTCTGCGTGTTTGCCGACGTGCGACCGGAATTGGAGTATCCGCGCATGACCTATTTCGATTCGTATGCGCTCACCCCAGAGTCCGAGGTCAAGAAACTGATGACACGTTGGAAGAGTCAGTGGGACGAACTGGGTATTCACAGCAAACCTATGAAGTTGACCTACAACAAGACACGCCATCAATACAAGGATTCCGAGTGTGGTATGTATTGTCTGTATTTCCACTATGCCTGCTTAACGGAGATACCTATGGACGAGAAGATTCCCGATGATGTCATTAACGCATTTCGTAATCTGTTGTTCCGCATGCCGAAAATAGAATCGTCTACCAAAGAGTAATGGAGTGGGTCATTGCCCTTGTGTTAACGGTTTTCTTGGGGTATCTCCTCTATGAAGAACTCTTCCCGAATGGGAAACCAGCAATGTTGCAAAGCAAACGACTGTGCGATTATTACGTAGCAGGGTCTGTCTTTGAAGACATTCCGGATGCGCTTCGCCGTGGTGTCCGTCTGTTGGAAGTTCATATCTACTCAGATGAGCAGGACCATCCGGTTGTCGCAAAGAAGCAACTGAACGATGGTTATGATTTCGCAGAAGACAACGTCCCCTTCGAGCGCGTCTGCGTCGACATTGTGAATGACGCCTTCCCATCGAAGGACCCGTTCATTCTCTCGATGGTCTTCCACACCGACAAGACGATTGTGTTTGACCGTGTGACTGAACACCTACAGACCACCGTGCGTCGTCACCTCTGTCCTTGGAAGAACGTCCACTCTGCGCCGCTGGATGTTCTTGCCAACAAGTTGATTTTGGTCTCGGGTGGAAATGTCGCTGGAACCTCTCTCGAACCCCTACTGAACATGTCGTGGAACGATATGAGCCTCCGTCGCTTGACTCACTTGCAGGCAGCCTCGCCTCGCGACCCCGAGGAACTGAAGAACTTCAATCGCGACTTTATCTCGTTGGTCGCCCCCGACGTCGGTCTGAAGGTGGTCAACCAGAATCCTCTCCAACCAACCGCGTATGGTTGCCAGTGGAATCTCTACGCCAAGGGTAGGACGGGGTTCATTGAAAAACCCGCATCGCTCCAATAAGTTTCTCTGCGTTAGAACAAACAAATGGAGTCTCAAGATGGTGGTAAGCGTAATAAGTGGTTGTCCCACGTGAAGAAGACCATGAAGGCACACAAGGGCAAGTCCTTCAAGGCAGTCCTGAAGATGGCAAAGCAGACCTACAAGGGTGGTGCTCTGTCCCCGATGCCCGTGTCGAGCGAGACTGGTCCTATCAAGGGTGGTCGTCGCAAGACCCGTCGCTCCACGCGCAAGGGTGGTCGCAAGCACTAAATATCAAGTAAGGATAAATGAGTTGGTTAGAACATGTTAAAAAGACTATGCGGGACAATCCCGGAAAGTCTTTCAAACAGATTATGAAGATAGCGAAGATCACCTATAAGAAAGGAGGTGTTACGTTGTCTGCTCCACCACCTCCACCTCCTTCCCAACGGAAGAAGATGGATGGGCACTATACAGAGGAAACCAGTCGTCGTTCAGAGATTGAAGGCAAGATTGTCCGCGATGCACGGAATCT